GCAGCTATGAAAGATGTAACTGCTACTTCTTTTGGAGTTCACGTTACAGGATTAGCTGAAAACAATATACAATGGACTGCAAGTATAAAATTATTTCAAAATAAATTAACAACAATTTTTTAGATATGGCAGAAGAAATAGTATTTGATGTAAAATCAAATGTAAAATCAGTTACTAAAGATAATAAAGAATTAGTAAAATCAGTAGTTGATGCTGAAACTGAATACAAAAATTTAAATGAACAAATGAGTATTCAAAAAGAAGTTATTACTGATCTTGAAAAAGATTTAGTTTTAATGAAGGCTCAATTAAGAGATACACCAATGACAGGTGCAGCAGGGTTCTATGCTTTAGAAGAAGCTATAGAAAAAGCTAATGATGAGTTAAAGTTAGAAAAAATAGGCTTAACAGAAATTAAAAATCAGATAGATGACAATAGGGATAGTGTAAAAGATTTAGATAAAGCAACTAAAACAGGTTCAAAAGGATTTAAAGGATTGGCTACTGCTGCTAAAGGGTTTGGGTTAGCTTTAAAGGCAGCAGGTATAGGTTTAATAATAGCTGCTTTTGCTGCATTAAAAGAAGCCTTAGAAAGAAACCAAACAGTAATGAATACTGTTAATACTATTATGACTACTGTTTCAACGACATTTAATCAAGTAGTAGGGGTTTTAATTGATGTTTATGATTGGGTAACGAAATCTACAGAAAGATTTGATGGATTGACTAAAGTTATTACAGGTTTAATGACAATAGCATTAACACCATTAAAACTTTCATTCTTTGCTATTCAATTAGCAGTCCAGAAAGCACAGTTAGCATGGGAAGATAGTTTTTTTGGAGGTGGGGATGAAACAAAAATGACAGAATTAAGAATATCTATAGGGGAAACAATAACAGACATAGAGAACACAGGTAAAGCAGCTTTAGATGCAGGTAGTAATATTATTAATAATTTTGGAGATGCTATTGGAGAGATAGGTTCTATTTATGAAAAGGCTGCTGAAGGTATTACTGATATAAGTATTAAGGGTAATTTTGAACAAGCAAAGGCAACTACTGCAGCAGCTAATGCAGCTAAAATAGCAGAAGCCCAAATACAAGGATTAATTGAAAAGAACGATAGACTTGCTGAATTACAAAGACAAATTAGGGATGATGAATCTAAAACTTTTGCTGAACGGATAGCAGCTAATAACGAATTAGCAGATATATTAAATAAGCAAGAAAAAGAAATGTTATCATTAGCAGATACACGGATAGCAGCAGCAAAATTAGAATTAGATGCTAATAAAGAAAATATAGATTTACAAGTAGCTTATCAGCAAACATTAAATGATAGAGCAGGAGTAGAAGCACAAATAGCAGGTTTTAGAAGTGAACAAATGACTAATCAGGTATCTTTAGAAAAAGAACTATTAGAAATACAAAATCAATTAGCTGCTGAAGGTCTTAATGGTATAGAAAGGGAGTTATTAGAATTAGAAAATGCCTATAAGGAAAAACTTAAAATGGCTGAGAAGTCAGGAACAGATATCACTGCATTAACTAAGCAATATGAAAAACAAAAAACCCAAGTAGTACAAGCAGGAATTAACGATCAATTAGATGCTTATTCTAGTCTAGCAGGTGCATTAAGTACTTTGGCAGGAGATAACAAAGCATTAGCAGTAGCATCAGCAGTTATAGATACTTATGTAGGTGCAAATAAGGCTTTAGCAGCAGGTGCAGGAACACCTTTAGGATTTATACAAGCTGCAGCAATAATTGCAACAGGACTTAACAATGTAAGAACAATACTACAAACAGATGTGCCAGGAGGGGGAGGAGGAGGAGGTTCAGTTCCTAGTGGTAGTCCACAAACTCCTGCACCACAAATGTTAAGTGGTAAATTTGAATTAGGTAATGTTCAAGAACAACAACCTGTTCAGGCTTATGTAGTTACAGACAATCTTACAGACAATCAAAACAAATTGGCTTATATTCGTAGGAGAGCAACAATTTAAAAATCAAATAATAACTAATTAAATCTATTATATATTATGCCATGTACAAAATGCGATAACGGAAAATGGAAGTGGGGAGAAAATGGAGAGTGTAAATACGATTCAAAAGCTGCTTGTGAAAAAGCAAACCCTAAACATTATAAGAATTTAAAGACTACTTCAATAGTAGAATTAGTAATAGCTGATGAAAGTCCAGAACTTACAATAGATGCTATCAGTCTGGTTACTAGTCCTGCAATAGAAGAAAATTTTGTGTTTTTTGGAAAAGAGAAGAACAATCTAACATTTGCTAAGATAGATGAGGAGAAAAGAATGTTGGTTAGTCCTGCTCTAATACCTAACAAACAAATATTTAGACACGATCCTAATACTAATAGTGATTATTACGTTTACTTTTCTAAAGAAACTGTTGCTGAAGCTGCAAGTCTATATCTAAAGCATAACAATCATCATAAGGCTACATATCAACACGAAGAAGATGTTACAGGTGTTTTAACTGTAGAGAGTTGGATAAAAGAAGGAGATATGGATAAGTCTAAACTGTATGGCTATGACTTACCTAATGGAACTTGGTTTGTCAAAATGAAAATCAATAATGATGATATTTGGAGTAAGATAAAAGATGGAGAGTTAAAAGGTTTAAGTATAGAAGGTTACTTTATTGATAAAATGGAAAAAATGGCAAAAACACAACCAACAAACGAAGAAGTAAAAACTGCACTAAAAGAATTGTTAAGTGTTCAGAAGGTTGAGTTAAGTATTGCAGGAGATATACAAAAACAAATAGCAAATATTAAAACTGTAAGAAAGAATGTGGCTAATGCTACAAAAGTATTTAAAAAAGCAAAAGATGATGCTTTAAATGTAAGAGAAGAAGGTGTGGATATTTACCAAAGAGCAGGTGCAGTAAGAGAAGATGCTATAGAAGGTGCAAAAGAATTAGGAATTAAACCTGAAGATATTAAAGGATTTAAAATAATGGACAATACTAGTGATGATCTTTTTAAAGAATACCAAGATTTATTAAAATTAATATAATATGAAACCAACAACAGAACAAATACTAAGTGCTTTAAATGAAATGATAAAAAGCAAAACAGAACTAAAAGCTGAAAAGATTGAGTTGGGTTTAGCACAAGATTTAGAAAAAGCATTTAAAAAAAGTGATTCATTAGTAAAAAAATCTAAAAAACTTGTAGATAAAATGGAAAAACTTTTTAAATCTTATAATGACCAAAATCAAAAATTAATTACTGAAAAAGATGAAGTAGAGCAACAATTATCTAGAAATGAAAGATTAATTATAGATGCTAAAAGTGCAGCTAAAGAATTAGGTGTTAATATAAATGATATAAAAGGAGTTTCTACTTTAGAAGAAGCTAATAAAGATTTATCAAGAGAAATTAATATGTTAAATTTTCCTAAAATAAGATAAAAATCAAACAGAACAATAACTATTCTATTATATAAAAAAAGAACTTACTATGGATTTAAAAGAACAAATATTAGTTGCACTTGGTCTTGATAAGCAAGATGAAGTTAAACTTGAATTTCAAGCTAAACTTGAAGATGGTACTATTATAGTATCTACTGCAGTTGCATTAGAAGCAGGTAGTGATATTTCTGTATTAACAGAAGATGGTTCAACAATCTTATTACCAGAAGGTCAATATCGTACAGATGAAGGTATGTCTTTTTCAGTTGAAAAGGAAGGTATTGTAGCTGAACTATATAAAGATGAAGTAGAAAAAGAAACTGAAGGCGCACCTGTTGAAGAAGAAATGGAAGAAGAAGCAGATGTTGCTGATTGGAAAGGAATGGAGAAAAGAATCCAGAACTTAGAGGATGCTATCTCTGATCTTAAAGGAGATAAAGAAGATATGGCAGAAGATGATGGTAAGGAAGCTGATGTAGAAGATTGGGCAGGTATGGAAAAAAGAATACAAAACCTTGAAGATGCAGTTGCAGACCTTAAAAAAGATAAAGTAGGAAATATTGAGGAAGAAGAATCTGATGTAGAAATGGACACAGATAACAATCCAACTCCTAAAAAAATAAAGACTACAGAAGAAGTAGAATTTGAATACCAAGCTAAAATAGATGAGTTAAAATCTAAAGTAGTTGAGTTATCAAACGAACCTGCTGATGTACCTTTAGCGACTAACAAGTTTAGCACAGACAAAAACGATTCAACTCCTGATTTTAGAAAAATGACAAAGAGAGAAAGAATCTTATATAATTACACTATTAAATAATTTAAAAATAAATAAAAATGGCTTTTACAGTAACATCAAATTATGCAGGTAAGGCAGCAGGATTTTATATCTCGGCAGCACTTAAAGAAGCAACTTCTTTAGAACACTTAACTGTATTACAAAATATCAAATTTAAAGAAAACCTACAAAAAGTTGCAGGTTCATCTTTAGTAAGAAATGCTGATTGTAATTTTACAAATCACGGAAATCTTGCATTAACAGAATCAATTTTAACTCCAAAGAATTTACAGATTAATATGGAAACTTGTAAAGATACTCTTTTAAGTTCTTGGGAAGCTGAAACAATGAAGGCAGGTGCTATGAATAACAACTCTCCTAAATTTGAGGACTACGTTATATCATACTTTACTCAACACATCTCTGATGCAGTTGAATCTTCAGTATGGAGTGGTGCTGCTGCAACTAACGGACAGTTTGAAGGGTTTTTAACTGCTGCTACAGGTGCTTTTGCAGTAAATGGTAACACAGTACCAACAACTAATGCAGGTGGTGCAGGTGTGGCTTATACTGCTACAAATATTATAGAGAACTTACAAACTATTGCTGCTGCAATCCCATCTACAGTTTATGGTAGAGAAGATTTATGTATCTATATGAATTGGAAAACTTACAGACTATACATCTCTGCAATCTCTACTTTAGGGTATGTTAATATGTATTCAATGAACAACGAATATGAAGCAACTTTTGAAGGAATTAAGTTAGCAGTTGTTTATGGTATGCCAGATAATCAATTAGTAGCTGCTCAAAAATCTAATCTTTACTTTGGTACAGACCTTTTAAGTGATACTACACAAGTTAAAATGCTTGATATGTCGCCTCTAGATGGTTCAGAGAACTTAAGATTTGTAGCTAAGTATTCTGGCGGGGTACAAGTAGGTATCGGTTCTGAAGTTGTTTGGCAAGACTAATTAAATAGAAAGGGAGTGTAAAAACTCCTTTTCTTTAACTTTTAAAACAAATAAATATGGCTTGTAATTTAACACACGGAAGGGGAATCCCTTGTAGAAACCTTATCGGAGGAGTGAAGTTTGTGTACTTTGCTAAAAAAGATGAAATTAGTTCATTAGTAACTGTTGGATCAGAAGTTACTGATATTGAAATGGGAACTAATGACTTATACAGATATTCAATTAGAAGGGGTAATGCTAGTGTAACAGAAACTATCACAGGTTCAACAGAAAATGGTACTGTTGTATATGCACCTACATTGAATTTAAAACTAACAGGACTAAGCACACAAGACCAGAATGAATTAAAAATGATTGCACAAGCAGATTTAGTTTGTTTTGTTCAATTAAACCAAGTATTAGCTTCTAATGATCATAATGTAATATTATGTTTAGGCGCAACTAATGGAATGGATTTAAACTCTGGATCAAATGCTTCAGGTGCTGCTTTTAGTGATATGAACGGGTATGATTGGACTTTTGAAGGACAAGAATTTGCACCAATGCAAACTGTTGCAGATTATACTGCTGTTCCTTTTGATAATACTGCATTTACTATCGGTACTATTATAACATCATAAGAAGGTTTTACATATAATTTAAAGAGGACTGCTTAGGTAGTCCTTTTTTTTTTCAAACAAAATCAATGTTTTTCTATTATATATTATGATACACGGACAATACGATCAACCTTATAGATTTTACACTACAACAGAAGAAAAAAGAATAGATAGGTCAGTACCTAGTTCACAAATTAGGTTTCTATTTAAATTCACAAATGATATGGATAGA